CTTTTTAAATAAATATTTTTATGAATTTAGATGAAATCAAGAATCGATTAGATCGATTAAACAACAAGGGTGGTGGTAGTTCAAGTGACTATAAGAACAACTTCTGGAGACCACCAGTGGGAGAAAAATCCCAAGTAAGATTAGTGCCTTATGCACACAATAAAGATTTTCCATTTATTGAGCTTTATTTTTACTTCGGTATTGGTAAGCCAAGAATGATTGCCTTGACTAATTTTGATGAGTCAGATCCAATTATGGAATTTGCTAATCAATTAAGAAAATCAGGTGATAAAGAAAATGGAGAATTAGCTAAAAAATTATACCCAAAACTTCGTATTTTTGCTCCTGTAGTAGTACGTGGAGAAGAAGATAAAGGAGTTAGATTTTGGGAATTTGGTAAAATGGTTTATCAAGAACTATTAGGTGTAATGGCTGATGAAGATTATGGTGATATTACTGCTATTCAAAATGGTAGAGATGTTACTGTAGAAGTAATTCCAGCAGCTGAAACTGGTAAGATGTTTAATACCACAACTGTACGTGTTAAACCAAACCAAACACCGTTATCTGAAAATGCTAATACAGCACAATCACTTTTAGATAATCAAAAGGATTTAGTTACTTTATTTAAAAAGTATACTTTTGAAGAAATGAAAGGTGAATTACAAAGCTATTTAAAACCAGCTGAAGAAGATGGTGGTAAAGAAACTGAAGTAAAAGAAGCACCTTCGAAAGTGAAAAAAGATATAGATAGTAAACTTGATGAATTATTTGATTAATGGCAAAGAAAAAAACAACAAATAGAGATGAACTAACAGGACTTATTGCTGATTCCTTAAATAAGAAATTTAATAAAACTCATCATAGAGTAGCTTATTTTCTAGATGGCAGTGAAGATTCCCCAACAGACGTCAGCGATTGGGTTTCTACAGGATCTACAGTACTGGACCTGGCCATTTCAAATCGCCCTAATGGAGGTTTTCCAGTTTCCAAAATCGTTGAAATCACTGGTCTAGAACAGAGTGGTAAGTCCCTGTTAGCATCTCATATTATAGCAAATACACAAAAGAAAGATGGTGTTGCAGTATACATTGATACTGAATCATCACTGAATTCTCAATTTTTACAAGCAATTGGAGTTGATGTAGAAAAGATGGTTTATTTACCTCTTGAAACAGTTGAGGATATTATGGATGCAATTGAAAATGTAATCCTTAAAGTCCGAGAGAAAAATCCAGATAAACTTGTAACTATTGTAGTTGATTCAGTAGCTGCGGCAACCACTAAAATTGAATCAGCCGCTGACTTTGAAAAAGATGGTTATGCTACTCAAAAAGCAATTATACTATCTAAAGCCATGCGTAAAATTACCAACTTAATTGGTAAGGAAAAAATACTTTTAGTATTCACGAACCAGTTAAGACAAAAAATGGGTGCAATGCCATTTGCTGATCAATATACTACTTCAGGAGGTAAGGCACTACAATTTCATGCATCAGTTAGATTAAGACTTAAACAAGTTGGGAAACTTAAAGAAAAAATCAACGGTGTAGAAGAAGTTGTAGGGTCTGAGGTAGAAGCAATTGTAGTTAAAAATAGAATGGGACCACCGAACCGTAAAATTCGATATAATGTTTTTTATAGACAAGGTATAGACGATTATGGTGGATGGTTAAAATTGATGAAAAACTATAAAGTAGTTAAACAGTCAGGTCCTATTTGTAAATATGTTGATACAACAACAGGAGAAGAACTTACATTTTATGGTAAAGATTTACAACAACTTTGTGAAGAAAGACCAGAAATAAAAGAACAAATGTATAAAGATACCTGCGAACAGTATGTTATGAAATATCAACATGAAGATGCTCAAGGTATGGATCCTGATATTGAAATCGATGAATCAGGGTTATAATGAGCGATATATTTAGTCTATTAGATAACGTTAAAGAAAATGACTCTTTAGGGGTCAATGACAGAGTACTAATTGTAGATGGTCTTAATTTATATTTAAGAGTATTTGCAGTAAATGGTGCTTTAAATGATAATGGAGTTCCAGTAGGTGGTTTAACAGGTTTTTTAAGATCTTTAGCTTATGCAATTAGAGAAATAAACCCAACTAGAGTAATTATAGTTTATGATGGTGCAGGTGGTTCTCAACGTAGAAGAAAAATCCATAGTGATTATAAATCACAAAGAAAACCAGGTAAACGAATTACTAGATGGGACGCTTTTAAAGACGCTAGAGAAGAAAAAGACGCAATGAAAATACAATTTTCAAGGTTACTTGATTATTTAGATTTTCTTCCCCTTAATGTTATCTCGATAGACAAAATAGAAGCAGATGATGCTATTGCTTATATTGCACATAAACTTTTAGATAAAGAAGTTACTATAATGTCTGCAGATCAAGATTTTTTACAATTAGTAAACGATAGAATTACTGTATGGAGTCCAACAAAGAAAAAGTTTTATACCCCTCGAATGGTAGAAGCTGATTATGGAGTACCGGCTCACAACTTTTTAATGTATAAAACCTTAATGGGTGATAAATCTGATAACATTCCAGGTGTTAAAGGATTAGGCCCTAAAAAATTACCTAAAATACTACCAGATCTACTCACACAACAAACCCTTGATCTTGATTTCATTCTGGGGTATGCTGGTAAAGGAGAAGAACCTATGCATAAAAGAATTAGTGAGTCGGCAACTCAACTCCGTATAAACGAAGAGTTAATGGACTTAAAAAATCCACCTATATCAGGAGAATTAAAATTACAAATAACAAATTTAATAAAAGCACCAATAAATTTGCTTTCCCGAAATGATTTTATTATAATGTATAATGATGATCAATTAGGAAATGCAATATCAACACCTGAATTATGGTTAAGGGAACATTTTATTAAATTAAATACATTTGCAAAACAAACACATGGGTAAATTAACTCAATACGGACATTCATTTCAGACTAAAGCTATTGGTATTTTAATAACTGATAGAGATTTTCTACAACAAATTGCAGATATAGTTTCTCCAGATTATTTTGATAATGATGCTGGTAAATGGATTATTCGTAAAACACTTAAATACTATAATGAATATAAAACAGTTCCTACAATGGAAGTATTTAAAGTAGAGTTAGAAAATTTACAACAAGAATTACAAAATGTAGCTGTAAAAGATTTACTTAAACAAGCATATAAAGCATCAAAAGCAACAGATTTAAATTATGTAAAAGATACATTTTTAGATTTTTGTAAAAACCAAACATTAAAGGGTGCACTAATGAAATCAGTTGACCTATTAGAATTAGGAGATTATGATGATATTAGAAATTTAATTGATAAAGCGTTAAAAGCAGGAACAGAAAGAGATATTGGCCATGAGTATTTAGCTGAACTAGAAGATAGATTTAGAGAAGAAGCTAGAAACACTGTGGAAACACCTTGGCCATTAATTAATAAATTACTTTGTGGCGGTTTAGGACAAGGTGATTTAGGATTAATAGCAGGAGGGCCTGGTGGTGGTAAGTCTTGGGCTTTAATAGCATTAGGAGCTCAGGCTGTAAAATTAGGTTTTACTGTTATACATTACACTTTAGAATTAAGTGAAAAATATGTTGGTAGAAGATATGATGCTTGTTTTACAAAAATACCTGTAGGTGATGTTATAGATAATAAAGATATAATAAAGGAAAAAGTAGAAAATTTACGAGGTGGTCTTTATATTAGAGAATATCCTGCAGGACAAGCAACAGTAAATACTATACACGCACATTTGGAAAAATGTATACAACAAAATATTGAACCAGATTTAATTATTGTTGATTATGCTGATTTATTAACTTCTAAATCAAGTAAAGAAAAAAGAGATAAATTAGATGATATTTACACTGGTTTAAGAGGATTAGCTTCAGAAATGAAACTACCTATTTGGACAGCTTCACAAGTAAATAGATCAGGAGCAAGAGAAGAAATCATCCAAGGAGATAGAATGGCAGAAAGTTATAGTAAAATGATGATTACTGATTTTGCAATGTCTTTATCACGTAGTGCTGAAGATAAAGAAAATGGAACAGGAAGATGGCATATTATGAAAAATAGGTATGGTGCTGATGGTATTACTTATGATTCAATTATGGATACTTCAATAGGAAAAATTGAAATAAATATAAGAGGAAACAATAGATCACAACAAACTAATAGTGAAGATCTTTCACCTGCACAGCGAAGAAGACTTCATGGAGAATCTAATAGTTTTTTTGGGTTTTGATAGGTTTTGTTTATATATATTGTATTTATCCCCACATAAAGGGATTACCCCTTTTTTTTGACACTAATAATTAATTTTTAAAAAAAAACACTAAATGAACATTACACAGGAAATTTTATCGGATATTGTAATTTATAACAAATATGCAAAATATCTCCCTAAAAAACAAAGGAGAGAAACATGGGAAGAATTAGTAACAAGAAATAAAGAAATGCATCAATCAAAATTTCCTAATTTAAAAAATGAAATTGAAGAAATTTATGAATTAGTGTATGATAAAAAAGTATTACCTTCAATGCGTAGTTTACAATTTGCAGGAAAACCAATTGCTATAAATAACTCAAGAATATTTAATTGTTCTTACTTACCAATTGACGATTGGAGATCATTTAGTGAAGTAATGTTTTTACTATTATCAGGTTGTGGTGTAGGATATAGTGTTCAAAAACATCATATTGAAAAATTACCTGAAATTAGAATTCCTAAAAAAACAAGAAGATTTTTAGTAGGAGATTCAATTGAAGGTTGGGCTGATTCAGTAAAAGTATTATTAAAATCATATTTTGGGATTACAACCGCAAGACCTGTTTTTGATTTTAGAGATATTAGACCAAAAGGGGCAGAATTAATTACAGTAGGAGGTAAGGCACCAGGACCAGAACCATTGAAAGAATGTTTATTTCAAATACAAAAAGTATTAGATAGAAAAGAAGACGGAGAACAATTAACTCCTATTGAAGCACATGATATTATTTGTCATATCGCTGATGCTGTACTATCTGGTGGTATTCGTAGAGCTGCTTTAATTTCTTTATTTGATTTACATGATAATGAAATGCTAACAGCAAAACATGGTCATTGGTGGGAATTAAACCCACAAAGAGGTAGAGCTAATAATTCAGCAGTAGTTATTCGTTCAAAAGTAACTAAAAAAGACTTTTTTAGTTTATGGGATAAAATTGTTGCAAGTAATTCAGGTGAACCAGGAATATATTTTTCAAATGATAAAGATTGGGGTACTAATCCATGTTGTGAAATAGCTTTAAGACCATTTCAATTCTGCAATTTAACAGAAATTAATGTATCTAATATAGAATCACAAGAAGATTTAAATAAAAGAGTAGCAGCAGGAGCATTTTTAGGAACTTTACAAGCAAGTTATACAGATTTTCATTATCTTCGTAGTATTTGGCAAAAAACAACAGAAAAAGATGCACTTGTTGGTGTAGGAATGACAGGAATTGGCAGTGGTAAAATTTTAAATTTTAATTTAGAAGAAGCAGCAACCTATGCTAAAGCGGCTAATGAGGATCTTGCAAAAATTATAGGAGTTAATAAGGCAGCCCGTGTAACAACAGTAAAACCTTCAGGAACTAGTTCATTAGTATTAGGAACTTCATCAGGAATTCATGCTTGGCATAATGATTTTTATATTAGACGTATGAGATTAGGTAAAAATGAAGCACTTTATCAATATCTTGCACAAAACCATCCAGAATTAATAGAGGATGATTTCTTTAAACCAGATTTACAAGCAGTTGTTTCAGTTCCTCAAAAAGCACCTAATGGAGCAATTTATAGAACAGAAAGTGCTATGGATTTATTAGAAAGAACTAGAAAATTTAATATAGAATGGGTAAAATCAGGACATAGAAAAGGAGCTAACACAAATAATGTTTCAGCTACAATTTCAGTTAAACAAGACGAATGGGATTCAGTTGGGGAATGGATGTGGGAAAATAAAAACACATTTAATGGTTTATCTGTTTTACCTTATGATAATGGTTCTTATACACAAGCACCTTTTGAAGATATAACAGAAGATAAATTTAAAGAAATGGAAAGTCATTTAAATAACATAGACTTAAAAAATATAGTTGAAATGACTGATGAAACAGCATTACAAGACCAAGCAGCTTGTGCCGGTGGAGCTTGTGAAATAGTGTAATGACAGATAAAAACATAATAGAAATTCAAGGAAGAATGTTTCATGTAAAAAGAAAATTTCCATTAGATCGTTTAAATTTAAATGTAAATGATTGGGTAAATACTATAAAAAAATTTTACCATGTAGATTCTCTTTTTAAAGCAGAAGGTTATTTATGGTTATGTAATGAAGTAAAAATAGTAGAATATGAAGAAATCTAAAATTAATTCAGAAGAATTATTAAATGATTTAAATAAAGCATTTAGTTTAGTAAATAAATTAGAAGTAAAAGATTTAAAAGAAAAAGATTTACAATCTATAAAAAAAGAATCTACTCAGTTAAAAGAAAAAATTAAAATAAAATATAAAGATTATTTGGATACCAAAAAATAAATTATTATAAATAAAAAAAAAGTTATGTTTAGAAGTACAAAAGTTTTTGATGGTTTTAGTTGTTGCTTTAGGCAATGGAAAGCTACAACAACACATTGCCAGTTTTTACATGGATATGGAGTTTCATTTAAAGTATGGTTTGAAGGTGATTTAGACGAAAGAAATTGGGTTTGGGATTTTGGTGGAATGAAAAGAGCTAAAACTAAAATAGATGGTAAATCTCCTAAAGAATGGATGGATTATATGTTTGATCATACTGTTTTAGTAGCAGAAGATGATCCATTTTTACCTGATTTAAAAAAATTACACCATAGACCAGAAAAAGGATTACAATATCATGGAATTTTACAATTAAGGATAGTACCAGCTACAGGAGCAGAAAAGTTTGCAGAATTTATTTATAACAAATTAAATAAATTTGTAAAAGAAGAAACCAATAATAGAGTTAGAGTAGCACAAGTAGAATTTAGAGAACATAATAAAAACTCAGCAATACATTCCCCAGCATATGTTTAAAATATCTCACGAATTACCTATTAACATGCTCAATAAAAGTTTTGAGATTAATGACTATGAGTATTGTTTACCTCATTTATTAGATCAAAATAAAACTTATAGGAAACATTTTGAATATGCTAAAGAATCAGGCAGCTATATTATAATGGATAATTCACTTCATGAATTAGGTAAAGCATATGACACAAAAAGATTATTACATTGGATTGAACATTTAGAACCAAACGAATTTATAGTACCAGATGTTTGGCAAGATAAAACAGCTACATTAGTTAATGCTAAGTATTGGATGAATGGTTATGAATTACCTGAAAATACAACTAAAGTAGCAGTAGTACAAGCAGAAAATTATCATGAAGCAATAGAATGTTATAGTATTTTACAAATGCAGGGTTATAAAAAAATAGCATTTAGTTATGGAGCAGATTGGTATGCTGATGAATTCCCACATCCAAACCCTTTAGTTGGTAAAATGATGGGTCGTATTATGGTTATATCTAAAATGTATAAAAATGGTGTAATAGATAAAAGTGATAGAGTACACTTATTAGGGTGTGCATTACCACAAGAGTTTGGTTATTATTGTGATTTTCCATTTATTGAATCAATAGACACATCAAATCCAATAATCCATGGTTTACAAGGAGTAAAATATAATAGTTTAGGTTTATTAACTAAATCATCAACAAAAATAGATCAAATAGAAGAAGAAATCACTACAGAAAAACTGTATGATATTAACCACAATCTTTCACGTTTTAAGTCTTTTGTGCGAGATAGTAACACACAATTATATTAAGATGACATTAACATTAATTACAATTACAGTATGTGCTTTAGCTTTCGCAGCATACGTTTATTTTTCACATGAAAAAATTGCAGAACGCAAAGCAGAGGCTATGTTAGTAAAATGGAAAGTAAAAGAAGAAAAATCAATTAGAGAGGACGCTTATCAACGTTCAAGAGCAGTAAGTTTTGGAAAAACAATAGAACATTATGTACCTTTTATGGAAAATTTTCCAGTAGATCCAAAAGATGTATTT